TTGTCCATGAATGTGGGGTTGCCCTGTGGTATAGGCATAGAATAGATATCTTTTGCAGGATCAAATTTGCTGTCTAGGATAAAGATAGCTGCTTCGCCATCCTGTATCATTTCAAAGTCTACTCTATCTGGTTTGACACCAGTGCGTGGAGTTGATTGTAGCAAGCCCATCATGAGTTCTGCACGATATCCTGATGTCATATATTCCTGCATGGGCACTACTGATTCAGCAATGGCCATTCCATAGAAGTTTTGTGGCAGGGGTTTTGGTACCATGTTGGCCACAGGAATAAATTCTACTTCTCTAGCTGAAATAACGTACTGGCCACTGTAGATAAGTTCAACAAGTTCCAACTCTCCATCACCATCAATATCGTAACGATTCCAAACAGTAAGAACAGTGACTTGTCGTGCTTCAGGCTCCTGAGCGGAATAACCCTGTGCAGGAAGTCCGTTAATAGGCACACTATCACGAGCATGAATAGCCAAATTGTTAAGGAGTGATCCAGCTTGATATGAACCAACGTTGGAATATTCAGCATAGATTTTAAACTCCTCTAGGTCAATGTCTGGATACAGTTCTGTTGCTTCCTGTATGCTCATGGGTTTGTAAAAACCACAAAATGGTTGCTCTTGAATTTCTATCACAGTGGGGTCACACATCCAATAGTGTTGTGCAATTGGGCGAAATTTTACGTTCAGTGTGTAACCAGTCAGTTTATATTCTGCATCATAAACTGTGTTGCGGTTTATACTGTCCATTAAGGCATCTTCACCGTCTTGTAATTGTACATTGTTTTCGTCTGCGACGTCATCAAAAGGTGCATGTTGTAGTTCACCAGAAGCATATTGTTTGCTACGATCAATTCTATCCTGTATGATCTGTTGTGCTTGTTTTTCGTCTGCGTCTTTGATAAATTCTTTTGTTTCTGCTACAACTTTTATTAAGTCTACATGGCTTTTACGTCTTGTGTTGCGTTTTACTTTTAGGCCTGACTCTTCTGCTTGTTGTTCAAATGCTTTTAATTGATCCAATGTGCCCTGTGTGGTTACATAACGTGTAACTTGTTCACGCATGGGTGCAATCAACATCTCACCATTTTTATGCAGTGCAGCATCCATTGTCCAGTGTTGTAAAATAAAATGTGGATCATTGTTTTGGTTAATGATCTTGTGCACCATTTCTGTTGCTTGGCGTGATGCTATTTCGTCATCTTCATTGTCTGCAACAAATTCAAAATTGATCTCGCCATTTTGTGCTAGACCCTTGACAATAACTGCACTGGCATAATCCACTACGGGTTTTACAACTGGGTGTATGTAGTCCAAGCCATTTACAGGTTCTGTACTGTCTGTAATGGCCAATACTAGATAATGATAGTCACTGGTTCTGTTTATGTTGTTTTTTGTTGCNAATAAGCGTAGATTTGCNGCACATTTTTGGTCCAACAAACTCTTCATTTTTACGAATCTTGCTAGAGATCCACTGTTTGTGTTTAAGTTGCTTACTACAGCGTTTTTTAGGTTTAGCATTTAGATTATACCTTGGGTCAATATATTATTTAGCGGTTATTCGCCCGCACTGTATACCCGTTTCCAAGCTGGACGTTCTATCTGTGCTTGTTGGGTACGACGTACTTTTAAGTTGTGACTGGCATCACGGAATCGTTGTTGTGGACTGCGGCTGTCCCAGGGTTCTGCCCATCCATTTAAACAACCCAGTAGTGCATAACGTGCTGAGTCAATACAGTCATCTGGATCACTGAAGCGACCTTTGTCATCTACAAAATAGTTTTGACATTCACGCAAAAACTCCACACAGTTTTCATTGATATGCAGTGTGCCCAACTCCATCATTTGACGCATCATGTTGATACCAAAACTTTTGTGGTTAGTGACTTTGCCTTGATCATCTGGAGGATTATGTATGGGCTCTGGATACACATTTAGTTCATATTGTTCAAACAGTTGACGTATGCTGAGACTGCTCATTGTATAACGTCCCACAGTGCCTGCATCTGGAGGCAACACAATGGGCGTGCCAAATACTTCAGGACGCATTAGATGTTGCACATAGTTTATGGGATTGGCTTCTTCTGTGCCCTTGACTACTATTTGTTTGTCCAACCACGCTTCCTGTTCATGTGGCATATAGTAGATTAGGCTTAGTACTGTTTTGTCATTTACCAAGCCCAAATCAAGAGCAATAAGCCTATGAATACCAGTAACGTTCCTAAAGTCATATTCACCATTTTTGTAAGTGGGCCAATTGCGGATTTGAAATACAGCTCCCTTGCCCATAACAGGCACACCATTACGCCTAGCGTCACGCTCATGTGGTAAGTAATCTCGTTCAAGTTGTAACCTCGTTGACATTAATAAAAAGGGCTCGCCCCAGGGATCATATTCAGGAACATCATCCCAACTTACACGTATGTGTTCATAACCATCTTCATGGTTCCAAAATTTACTTACAAGTCCGTTGAGACCTTTAAGCGGTGTGAAGCTACAAAGAACTTGACCTTGTGTAGTAGCAGTACGGGTAACAATTTCACTAAANAAGTCATCAGGCGGTTGCTCATCAAATACTGCCAAGTTGAGTTTAAATCCCTGCATCTGTCTGACTTCTTGGGTGTAGTTAGCAAAAAGCAAATAGCTGTTAGACCCGCTAGTGTGACGTATCTCAACGCCAATGCAATTAGCACCATCGCTACGCATAGTATCAAACACAATACAGTCGCGGGGTATAGCACCAGTGCCAATATTTGTTTTAATTTTAACATCGTTAGTGCCCAGCAATTCGTTTTGCAATACCAATGCTACCTGACTCCAACCCTCACCTGCCACCATAGCGGTTATGGGTTTGTCAAAGCGTTTGCCCTGCCACCAGTCTGGATATAATCCAGTTAGATGATATGCAGTTTCAAAACAGGTGGAGACTGTTTTTCCAATACGGTTGGCAGCCAGTATGCCACGGCGTTGACTGTGTCCAGTTGCAAAGAATTTAAATTGGTGTTGAAAGGGTCTAAAGTATTTGAGTTGGTTGTATTCCATCTCGTCGCGAACAGCAATGGCATATTCTTGAAGCGTGGCTTGTAGTCCAGGCTGTAGAGTTCTTAATTGATGTATATCAATGCCATGCTGCTCGCAACAGTAACGAATACTGCGACGCATTAAGACCTGTGTGTCTAACATTATAAACCCCTGCGGATTTGATCTAGATAGTATGCGGCTTCAGCAAGGTCTGCCAGTTGTGCAGTATTCAAACGCCAAGAAGTGGGCAGCGAGGGATCTTCAAGATCACGCTTTTCCAAACTGCGTTGTATGCGTTCCATTGTCATGCGTAGGCAGTGTGCGACTTGACGAGGATAACGTTGTTCAAAAGCATCTAGGTGTGCACCATTGACCTTTTGCATTATTTTGGTGTCCTGAACCATTGCGTCCAAATCTGCTGCCAATCCAGTCATATTCCAAGAACTCGCATCCTGATTTGGATCAGGTGCAGTGGGATAGAGATTGGCGACAGGTGCAGATGGAATAGTGGGTTTGACCAATTTGCGACGTGGGGCAAAGTTGGCCAATTAGATGTTCCAAGGATTATCTAGTGCAGCGGCAGCGTCACCACCAATAACAAAGTCACGGTCAATCCAAGTTTCCCATTGTGTACTGTTACCAATCTTCATTTTGGTCATGAAGTTTTTTAGTCGTGTGCCAATGGGAGTTACTTCACCACTGGGCCATACCATTACCTGTTCACCTGTACGTGCATCCACCCACTCATACTTCTCTGGAACCTTTTGTCCAAATTTGTTTACACGTTCACCCACTGCACGTTGTGCAATTGGTCCCATGATCTCATAAGTGATGGTGTTGTCCACATACTTTTTAAATAGCACGCTGCATTTTTGTCCTGTAGCACTCCAACTGGGATCTGGATGCGGAAACGTGTCACATTGAAACTGTACCACAGGCACATGACTGCGAATGTGAAGGGGTCTTGGAGGAATTGGTTTCATGGGCTCTGTGGGCACCAAGTCATTTTTGTCCAAGTAGGGATTTTCTGTGCCTAACAATACTGCATCTGGTGTAGCACCATTGAGTACTGCCATGGCAGTTTCATATTTGAATTTGTTTGAACGACCCTTTAACTGCAGAGTGTAACCAGTTTGGTCAAACACAAATTTTTCCAGCTCCTTGGCTGTGGGAAAGTCTGTTTGCAAACCTTCAAGATCGTATAGGGGTTCTGTGTGTGCGAGATTTTCTACAGGGGGTTCTGGAGCTGTTAGCCCAACAGTTTTTTTAGTTGCCATATCTAATACCTTTTAATAAAATAAAATTGCCGCCAGTAATAGATTGAAATTAAAGGAAAATGCCATTGATGCCCTGGCGGCACAGCTCCAATGCGACTGAATAGATCAGTCTTTGTATTTATTTTTACGTGCTGCAAAGCGACGGATTTGACTGTTGCTGTCAATGCCACCACTGCCATGAACTTCATGTAGACCAGGGTTGGCAGTCAACTCTGCTTCACGACCCGCAAATGCACGATCAATCTGATCGCTTAATGCATAACGTTCTGCTTTGGAGTCTAGGAAGGCACCACGCTTTTGTTTGTGTGCACCTTCATTGCCAGTACGTGGTCCCTGTGCCACGTTGACATTGTCTCGTGCATGTGGATTGCGAGCAAAACCAGCAAGACGTGTGTCCATACCTTCTGCTGACGACTCTTTTTCAATGTAAACTTTACTGTGATATTCTCTCATGATGTTTCCTTAATGGGGCAGTGAAGCAATTGGTGTAATGTAAACGTTGCCACTGCCGTAAATGGCTGTGACTAATATAGTACAGTTTGCGGGCACACCAGAAGGGCCCAAAGGTGCAGTAACTTTACTCTCACCAGGAGGTACAACTATGTTGCCAGGACTTGTGCCACCAGTTTGGAATACTGAGACTTTAACTGGAGTACCACCTGTGGGCACTACTATGTCCAAACTGCCAATGCTGTCTAGATTTTGATATGAGGTTGTGGTTGTGGTTGAAGCTGTAATTGCTATGGGTTCACCACGTGATATGTAATGTGCACTCATTATCTCTCTGCCTTTGACATATAGATAGCATCAGGGTTTTTAAAACGTTTAGCTTCTTTGTGTGCAGTTACTGGGTGTCCCTGACTGGCAGTGGCAATAGTCATTCTATTGGCATCACGTGTAACACTTGGTCCCACACTGTTCATACGATCTGCATGACTGTCAGATGCATTGCCTTTACGGTTGGAGTCAATTAAACCATGATTGATACGGTCTGGGTTCTTAACCATGTGTGCATGTGGATTCATGCACCCGTCTTCACCACCATGACGTTTGTTAACGCCGTCGCCCATTTGTCCATTAAAAGCAAAGTCAGCACCATCGCCACGTTGGCTTACACGTGCAGTGCTGTGACTAACGCCTTGAAGCTTATGCATAGTGTTTGATGCTCCACGGCTTAACGTTGTATTCTTTGTGTTTTTTGTCTGTTTCATTTTGGTTTAACCCTTCATTTGTTTGACTGCGTGATGCATGTCTTCATGCTGTCTACCATCTGCATGATTGATGTTTTTAGGATGACTGTGTCTTGTCTGCATAGCTGGGTGACTTAAGTCATCACATTCAGTGCATTCAACGTCAGCACCAACCTCGTGTGCTTCTGGCACACTGCTAGAATTGTGAACTTTACGTGCGGGCTTGCTTGCTTCCATTCTAGATTCACGTGAGCCCTGCTTCATAACCATACTTGTGGGGTTTAGGTTATACACACCCTTTGTTGACTTAGTCATTAGTCCATTCCTTTGTTGCTAACCATTTCGCTGACATCTTCCATGCTCTGTGGTTTGTTATCTAATTTTGTTGCCATAGTGTGTGAGGGGCGAACTGCGTTGGGTTCAATTGTGTTACTATGGTAGTGTTTGCTTCTTGAGTCACTGTGTGCACTGTGATGTGGGTGCTCCACATGTTTAGTTTGTTTAGTTTGTTTACCCTGTTTGGCAGCATGTGCCTCACTGTACGCGATTGCAACAGCCTGCTTTTGTGGTTTGCCCGCATGCATTTCAGTTTCAATGTTCTTGCTAAATGCTGAGGGTTTTGCGGATTTGATTAGTGGCATAATAGTCTGTGTGTTTATATTATTTAGTGTTGGCTTAAGTCAGCATTTAGTTGGCTAGTCCTGGATAGCTAGTCACTCCTGGACTATAGTTATTGGGGTTTAATTTACTGATCTTTTTGACACCACTAGCTCCACTGTCCATAAAGCGTGGGCTGTCACTGGCAACTACTTTGTGATAGTGTTGACTGTGCTGAGCTCTATGCAGACTGTGGCAGACAATGACACCCTTGTCACCCTTGTCATGTGTTGACACATTACTCTCATGTAGAGGGATTTGATTAAGAGGTTTAACTTGGCTCATTTTGAACTGTTGTTTACATTGGTCAACGCTTGAATGGCTGCCAGTGCGTCACTGAACGCTGTCTTCTTAGCCTCCACAGCGTCTTGATTGTCTGATACTTCCACACTGGTCAATGTGGCACTGACCTTGTTCATAATCAATTGATGATACTTTTGAACTAGGCCATTGTCATTGTTGGCACGTGCCTGTTGAAAGTCTTGGGCCAATAGGTCCACATAGGGCAAGCCTGTGCTTTTGTCTATTGCCAACAATAAGTCTGCAATAGTTACTGAATTCTTTACGCCAGGCTTGCGACCAGCACCAGGTCTGGCACCACCACGGCTTGACACTTTGACTTTAGTTTTTGTTTCCATAACTTTATTTAGCATTGAAAAAATTGATTTAGTTTCCGTTGTGTGAGTTGGTGGGCCTGATCTGTCATGAAAAAGCCCAGACTCTCTCAACTGGGCCAAAACCCTTAAACTTGGAGGCTTTAGGTTTTAATATATCACAAGTTCAAATTAAGTTCCGTAAACATTTGTTTAATAGCAAGATCTAATTCAGGTGTATTGGAATTCGCCGTGCAAAAATCTATAAATTTTGTTTGTTCTTCTGAACACCAACGCTGAGAATTTTTTATAATAAAATTTCGTATTCGTTGATGTTCTTGTTGGCGAGTTTCTATTTCATTCATTTCAATTAGATTATATAATATCATTCCTCAGCCTTTTTAATTCTATCAGCAAGATATCTTGCTTGATCTGCTTCTAATTCTGCAACGAGTTCTTGTAACTGCCGTCGTTCTAATTTTAAAAAACCACATTGTTTGCCCATACCTTGTTGCAACCAATCAAGACTGTGATCAAGCCCGTCTTGTATTTCTCGTAATTTTTGTATCATATCATATGTTTTCATTTTACAGCCTTTTTAATTTCTAACAATTGGTGTTGCATTTAGGCAACATACCAATAGGCAGTTTTATCCCAAGGTTGTTGCCAAAGTGCTTGGCATTCTGGGTCGTCACCAGACGTCCACAGTGGTAGCACGGCTAAAAGTCGTTTCAAACTACGGCTTTTTCCTCGCATTGTGTTTAATGGTGTTGTTTCAAATCCGTCCCAACCTCTGAATCCTTTACGGCATTTTACACTCCAACCTCCCCAGGTGAGTTCGCGTGTTTCTGCGTTGTATGTATAACTCAATTCAAAAGATACATTATCTGCTATCCAATTTGCATGATAATACTCACGGCTTTCACCAAGTGGTTTGAGTTTCAACAACCAATACAACTGTTCTTTTTCACATTTGACTTTTTTGTTGCAGTAAATTTCCATTCCCATAATCCGCTCCTAAAGTGTTACAATGTGTGTTTAATATAGCAGGGTTTTCATTGTGTGTCTGTGGCTTTTATACAACATTTCA